ACGTTCCAGTAAGCAGTAGAACTAAATAGTTCTGAACGTCAGCGGTGGACGCGCTTATCTGAACAGCTCAACAATGCCAAAATGTCGTAATCAATCACACCGGGGTATTATAGTCTACCAGACTGGGCTTCGAGCCCTGAGGAAATTGTCGCTTGTCTTGCGTTTGTGCGGCCCTCCGCGCGGTACAGCAACCGGGATTTGAGGCTGTTTTATTCAGCTTGAACATTTTTGGTTTCCCGACCATGGAATTTCGAACCCGAGACTGAGTGTTATCGCTCCCAACCTGAGCGTGCCTTCTTTAACGAGCAGACATTACTCGTGGGACTGAGTGTTTTCGCTCCCAGCCTGAGCGTGGCCTTTTAACGTGATGCCAAGCACACAACTAACTTAGAAAGTGAGGTAAGGTCGAGCCCCGTCGACTACACTAATGTGCTCCAACAGGGGATGGTGAATCATCGTGCCAAGTTTGGGCTGCCAGTTTCTCAGAGACTCACAGAGGGTCTCTGGGTCGAATCCGTAGATTTTGAAAAACTGCCTATTGACAGATGATGAATCAACCGTGATCTCGATTCTAAGGTTGAGTTTGTGCTCATAATTGCGCTGTGGCATGTTGTACCTGCGTCCAGAGTGTCCTTGTAGATTGCGGGCCATAAGCTTCCACAAAAAGGTCCCGAGAACAGGGACCCAAGTGTAATACTTTAGGCCAAGGGCAACCTGTTGGACATACGATCCTAGTTGTTCGTATTTAAGGTTGGGGTCACTGGATACAAATGTTTTAGCCATAACGCGGCCTGGTTTGGGTCCGAGCACACGGGTGCCACCTACGTCCCAGAAACGCATCGAGCAATACTCCAAGAAGTCAACGTCAGGGCGCTCACAAGCTTCAAGTTTGTGACCACATTCCAGAGCGTATTGGACCAGAAGATCTAGATCAATAGGCTCCCGGAACATAAGAACGTTGTCATCTCCGAGCTGCATCACTACATAGTCTTCAATACCATAGAGAGCGCAAAATCCAGCCACAATCATGAAGCCGCGAATGGTGTTACCGAAGGAAGTGTTGATAACACCAGAAGCGACCTTACCCTGGTGGGAGAAACGGATACCAGATCTCGTTCCTCCTTGGGTGTTCAATTGCATTCTGAAAATCTGCTTAAGCTCATCGGGAATAG